CTCCCCAGTCATAAGGGGTAAGCCGACATCAGGGGCCTAATCGTTTTTTGAGGTAAAACAGATGACGAGAACTGCTATTTTGGTCGATGGTGCTTTTTATCGAAAGCGTTCCCACTATCTCCGTGGTGAGAAATCTCCTTCAGATCGTGCGAATGAGCTATACGCCTATTGCATGACGCATATCCGGGATGAACGGAGTGATGCTCAGCATCATGAGGATCGCGAGCTATACCGTATTTTTTACTATGACTGCCCTCCGTTGAAAAAGACCGTGTATCACCCCGCATTAAACCGCGGTATCGACTTTGGCAAATCTGATACATATCGTTGGGCAACCGCCTTTTTTGGAGAACTCAAGCGAAAGCGGAAGATTGCTCTTCGTATGGGTACGTTATCTGATGCAAACGCACACTTTCAACTTTCCGCAGACGCTACCCGTGATATCTGCCGTGGAGTAAAGGCTCCCTCCGACTTGACCGGATCTGATTTTTCCATTTCCTTCAGCCAGAAGGGCGTCGACATGCGGATCGGCTTAGATATCGCTTCCCTTGCCTATAAAAAGCAGGTAGACCAGATCATTCTGATCGCCGGCGACAGTGACTTTGTTCCCGCCGCAAAGCTTGCCCGTCGGGAAGGGATCGACTTTATTCTCGATCCGATGGAAGCCACCATAAGAGATGATCTGTTTGAGCATATTGATGGGCTTCAGTCTTGTTGGAAGAAAAAAGACGCTAAGAAGGCCGCTAAAACATAATAGAAAAAGCGCCATGAGCCGCAGCTCATGGCGTTTTCTCTTTGTCCGGCTGGCCGGTCAGGCGGCGGGCGGTGTTGTAGATGTGGGGCAGGCGGCGGGAGATGGTCTTTCGGTCGACGCCGATCTCGGCGGCGGCGTCCATCTGCGGGAGCCTGCCCACGATATAAAGCCTGATGATCTGGCGGTCGATCAGGTCACAGATCCCCTCGTCAGCGACGTGCTCCCAGTCCCTGCGCGTCATGTTTTCCAGCCCCTTCGGCAGGGCCAAGCGCGCAGTGATTTGTTCATCGCTCCCTTCGTGCCCGCCGCCCGGGCGGGTCAGCGGTCAAAGACGCCGGTGCGGTCCAGGATGACGAGCATGCGGACGTTGTCCTCGCTCAGATCGAGCGTCAGGTCTTCGCCCGTGCCGCCCTTTCCTTTAAGCAGGCCCTTGCTGACCAGCTTGTCCAGCGTCTGGCGGTACGTCTGGTTGTCGACGTCCCGCAGCTTTTCGTATCTCATGGCTGTTTCCTCCTGCAGTCTTGCCTTGAATTCCTGCCACTGGCGGTCGCCGGAGGTGCCGTAGTAGATGTTATGCGCCGGTCCGACAAACGGGGCCGGGCAGATCTTTCCGGTGACGTCATAGTGGCGGATGACGTTCTCCAGCGGGATGTTGTACTGCCGCATGAGCTTTGCGGTGAGCCATACGGCGTTTTCGATGACGCGGCGGTCGAAGTACCAGTCCTTGTCGTTCGCGTTCAGGCGGCTGCTGTCGAGCTTCTGCGGGCGCAGCTCAATGCCGATGGAGTTGCAGTTGCGGCACTTCGGATGCCGGTAGTGCAGGCCGCCCACGGCCCCGCAGTGCCACGCCATGTCGGTATCCGGCACGCAGTGGTAGATGACGTCCTTCTCATCCACGCAGTAGTGCGCGGACGCCTGCGCCTCCGGGGCCTTGAACCACTCCGACGCGCCATAGGCGCTGGAGAGGGCCCCGAAGAAGTGGATGACCAGATACTGCGGCTTATTGCCGCCCCGGTAGATGTTGACGCTTGTGAAATTGTCTACGATCTGCGGCGGCATAGTCTTCATTCTTCCTTGACCTCCGGCAGGCCCGCGACGCTCGTCAGCAGGGACAAAATTCCCGCCAGCGCCGAGGCGGAGGCAACGGCGATCCAGTTGACTTCGGACAGGATCGCGCTTGTGCCGATCGTTGCGACTGCCGTCTGGCATACCGTTTTCAGTGCGCGGATGCCCGCGGCTTTCCACCATTTTGCGTTCATAGTATGTACTCCTTTCAAATTTCACGCCTTGCGGCGCGTGTTACAGAATTTTGCTCAGCGCCCAGCCGACGAGACCGGACACCAGCGCGGTCAGCGCGATTTTAACCAGCGCGTCCCAGTTCTTCGCAGGCTTGGCCGTGAGGCTGTTGACGCTCGTCTGCATGCCGTCGATCTTGTCGTCGAGCGTCTTCATGTGCTCGGCCATGACGGCGACGGCCTCGGCCAGCTTGGCCACGGCGTCGGTCTTCTTCTCGAGATCCTTGATCCGGCCGGTGTTCCGGTCGACATTGCCGCGGATCTCCGCGACGGCAACGTTCAGATCCTGCAGGTCCATCTGATTTTCTCCCTTCTGCGTTTATCAGATCGGCACGAAGGCCGCATCCGTCCACTTTGCCTTCGCGCCCGCGGTGCCCATCCAGACCTTGGTCTCGCCGTTGTGGGTGTAGTAGGCGTTCTGGATGAGGGGCATATCGGGCTCCCATGCGATTGGGTTGTCTGCCGTGCCGGCTTTCACGGCCTGCTCGACGTACTCCCGGCGCACGGGAACGTCGTTGACGAAGAAGTTCTTCCAGTCAAAGCCCAGCTTGTCCGACTGGGTTACAGTCGTGGTGATGCCGCCTGCGGCCTGCACGAGCTTGCCGTCCGTAATTGCTTTCTTTACCTGTGCCAGTTTAGCCTCTGTCATATGCCGCCTCCAGTTCCGCCAGCAGATCGCTGGCCGTTTTTTTACCCATCTTCGCCGTGATGGTTCCGTCGCGGTTGTCGGTGATGGGGCCGGCGAGGGTGAAGTCCGCGTAGTCGTCCATGTAGCGGTCTTCGGCGGTCTCGGTCGTCGACTTGACGGTTCCGTCCTCGTTCATCTGGACGTTGCCCTCTGCGTCCAGCACAGGGACGGCCGTGGTGTAGCGGTGGATCATGCCCCAGACGGCGCCGTCGCAGAATAGCGCCAGCGGGTCTGCAACCGCGCTCTTGTCGATGGTGACGGCGCGGCTCTCGCGCCCGCCCCAGTCGGCGTCGCGCATGCGGCCAGCGGCCGGTCGCGTCTCGATCTCCTGCCCTCCGATGGTGATGTACCAGGTGTCCATAGTTTCCTCCTGTCTATTGTGTTGTGACTCTTATTGTTGATCCTGAAATGCTCACATTTGTAAGTGCAGCCGTCAATGTCATTTCATACTGTAGCTTTTGGCCTCCACTTGCAACCAGTTTGCCATTAACATAAAAGTAATTTGTCCCATAGCTATATGCATATAGTACTATTCCAGCCCCTGGCTCAAGCTGATACGTGCCATCCGAATACGCATACCAGATTGGGTGGTCTTTGTGCTCAATCGGAGCAACCACGGCCGTTGTTGATCCTTGTGTGCTCCCTTTGATGACTAATGTACAGATGCTCGGCCCGAATTTGATTTCAAACGCCGTCCCGTTGACAAGGGTCCGACCCCCCCCCCCGGTTTTACAGATAGTGCCATTTATCAATTCTGTCCCGGCGGTGACGGCGAAGGCCGTGCCGTTGACGAGGATTTTATGTGTGCCCATGTGGTGCCTCCTTTATGCTGCCGGGCTGTAGGTGCCGTCGGGGTTTTGAATGACGGGGAAGGTCGCGGGGAGAGTGAAAGCGGGGCGGGAGCCGTGAGAACCGCCGTAATAGTCGTTGTCGTAGAGATTGCCATCGGTGCCCAAGTAGTACACGGTGAGAGTGTGGAGCGTGTACGGGGTGCGCGTCCACTGCGTGACGGCAGAGCCATTGCGGTAGGCAATGGCAAGCTGACTGCACACCGCAGAGGCCAGCGCTGTGCCCTCTGTGTTGGCATAGTTTGCGGATTTGCCAAGCTCTGTGACAGACAACAGAAACACCGCACGCTGGAGCGTGGTCACTGTGTTGTTGCCGTTGCCAGGGGTGTAATAGAACTTTGTCTTGCTGATCGCAGCCTGGATTTCAGCGTCCAGCAGCTTGAGCCAGGTGTTGTTGAGCCAAGTGTCCATAGAGCTTCCGGAGAAAGCATTGCCATTGCTGCTGAAAGCGCGTTCGTCGTAGCAGTCCTTCCGCACCAGCAATGTCCGCCCTGCGCCGTTCAGACCGCTCTCGTAGTCGTGCTTGCAGACGTAGAATGGGACGGCGCTGCCGTTTTCGTTCAGCATGAGGATATCGCCGAGCGCGACGGCAGAAAGCGGGATGCCGCTGGAAAACGGGATATCGTACCCGGTGCCGTTCACCAGCACCCGGCCTTTCTTCTTCGCGTAGCCCGTGCCCCCGATCAGCTCCCGGCCGCCGGATACGGAATAGGCCGTGCCGGAGATCAATGTCTTGTGCGCCATGGGGCCTCCTCACTCATATTGCCAGTTGATGGCCATGTTCTCGGTCGGCGTGGTCTCCGCGGAGACCAGCGTCTGCTTGGTGATGTTGCCGGTCTTCATATAGTCCGTGCCTGCCACGGCCACCGCCCACGCCGTCGGCTTCCCGCTGGCGTCCACCGCCTTGACCTTGATCAGGTCCCCGACAGAAGCGCCGGAGGCAAGGATTACATCTTGCTTTCCGTCCCACGCGTCTTTGTTGCTGCGCACGCCGGCGATAGCCTCGTCGATCTGCGCGCCGGTAAACTGGCTGTTGTAAGCCATACGATCACTCCTTCATACACAGAAAATCCTCGCCGTCCGCGGTCTTCAGCGCCTGCGACTCTCCCAGCGGGATAAATCCGTAGTTGTCGTTCCAGCTGCCGTCCGCGCCCTGCGCGAACAACGAAATGCGGTATTCCCCATCACCGGAAAGCAGAAAATCGTCGTAAACCTCAAAGGTGCGCTGCGTGCCCGCCGGGGTCTTGGAGAAGGACGCGATCAAAGCACCCTTCCCGCGGCCCCAATCCTCGCCGGACTTCGTCGCGCGGCACTCGAAGGCCGTGTAGGCGATGTCCGACGAGAAGGAAACGGTGATCGAGTCGAACCCCGAGACCGCCGAGATCTTGTTGCCCGTGATGGAGAATGTCAGCTGCGGCGCGGCCATCAGGCGGCACTCCAGGTCCCGGCGGCGTTCTTGACGAAAACCTTGACGATCTTCGTGCCGTCGCCGGAAGACGCTGCCTCGAGGTCCGCGCCCTTGACAGTGACGTTGATGGCGGTGTTCTTCTTGTAGCCTCCCTCCGTGCCGCTGACGTTGGTGGAGCCGCCCGTCGTCGGGATCTGCGTGCCCGCCGTGTGCAGGCTGCTCGTCGCCGGAACGACGCGAATGGTGTATTCCTCAAAGTCCACGTCGCAGACGAAGGAGAACGCCGCTGCATCGTAGCCCGTGACCTTCGAGATCCTGCTCTTGTCGGGGCCGGTGATGGTCACGGCAGGAATCGACGTGTTGAGCGTGATCGTGTCGCTGACTGCGGCCGTTTCGTTGCCGACGTCGTCGCGCATCTTGACATAGATCGTCTTGAGGCCGTCGCCGTCGGGCAGCGTGATGGATTTTTTCGCGGTGAATGTCTCCCACGACGCTTCCGCCTCGGTCCCCGCCGTCTTCGTGCCCCAGATCTTCATCTGGTAGCCCGTCGTTGTCTCGTCGGAGACAGAGATCTTCGCCGTGACGGTCGCGCTGGTCGCGTACTGTGCACCGTCGTTCAGGATCAGCGATAGGCCGGCAGGTGCCAGCGTATCAAGTGTCAGATTAAAAAAACTTGCCATCTGGATTTATCCCCTTTCTTCGCTTGTGAGTTCAATGTACAAAAATCCGCCCGGTCTTTCGTAGATGGTTTTCGTGCCCAGGTGGGCGGATTTGATGCCCATGGAGCCGATGAACAGCTCCAGAATGCGTTTGAGTCCAACTGCCAGCATGTTATCCCTCCAACAGATACAGTGTCCGCGCGTCCTTTTTGTCCAGCGCGTCATATTCGGATTTTGTCATCACGAGGATCGCGTCGATCTGTGCCGACTGGATGCCCCCGCCACCAGAGCCGCCGCCGGAGTTGCGGGCCTCGTTGATGGCGGCGACGAGGTTGCCCTTGTTGTAGGTCTTGAGGTCGTTCAGATCGCCGATCTGCTTCTGCAGCTGCGCCCAGACGGGCAGCGTCGGGTCGGCGGTCTCGTCGCCGGATGGGTCCGCGCCCGGCTGTATTTTTCCGAGGCTCACCCAGACAGTCGGCAGGATGACGCCGCTTTCGTTCGCGCCATAGACGCCCACGCGGGCGTGGCGGCCCGGGACGGCGAGAACTTCGTACGGGACAGGAACGGTATCCCCGTCCCAGTTCGCCGCCAGAACGTCGACGGTGGTCTTGCCGTTCGAGAAGACGGCGGTCTTCGTCAGCCCGTCCCACTCTGGCGAGAAGACGAACTGCACCGTCACGGCTTTGCTCATTCCCGCCGTCAAAAGCTCCGGCGGCGACGCCAGATGCGCGCACGCGCGGGAGCAGTGGATGGTGATCATGCGTTATCAGCTCCTTCGAAGGTCACGAACGGCTCAAGGCACTTGATATCCCCGGCAGAAAGCCGGATATCGAGGTCGAGCGGAAGCGTGATGTGCGGCAGCTCGGGGAGCGTGTCGGCGTCCAGCTCGTTCAGCTCCGCCTGCGGCCGCCCGCTCATGAGCTGGTTTCCGTAGAATTCGAGTGTTGGGTTGAGCCTGGTCGCCAGCATGGCGAGCTGATAGGCCTGCCGGAGCGGCAGGTCCTGTTCGATGAGCTTCTGCAGTGGCTTTGCCGCGAGCGCGATGTCGTATAATTTCATGATGCCCTCCTTAGTTGATGGCTGTGCCGTTGACGGTCAGCTTCCCGGATGAGTTGCACGCAAGGGTGCAGTAGCGGTATGCGCTGTAGTACAGCACGATTTCGTCTCCCCTGACTGTCACGGGATAGCTCGATGTCCCTATCTCAAAGCCGTTCGAGGACGGCGTCAGGGTTTTTGTTTTCAGCTCCAGTGAATTGTATCCGCTCTTGAGTTCTGCGGCGGATACCGTGCCCCACTTCGCGGCGTAGGCCGTCGATCCGTTTTTCAGGAGCACCTGGCCGTCGGTGCCGCCGCTCGGAAGCGTTCCGTCGACGTTGCCCCACGTGCAAGCGTAGTTTGTGGCGCTGGATTTTTTCAGCACCTGACCGGATGTGCCGCCGGTCGGGAGCGCGCCGGTGATGCTGCCCCACTTGGCGGCGTAGTTGCTCGCGCCGTTTTTGAGCAGGACCTGACCATCGGTGCCGCCGGTCGGCAGGATGCCGTCTGGGCTGCCCCAGGTGACGGCGTAGTCGGTGGCGCTGGATTTTTTGAGCACCTGGCCCGTCGTTCCGCCGGAAGGCAGAGCACCGTTGATGTCGCCCCATTCGACGGCGTAGTCGGCGTTGCCTGACTTTTTTAGGATCTGTCCGCTCGTTCCTCCGGTCGGCAGGAGGCCGGTAATGCTGCCCCAGGTGAGCGCGTAGTCGTTGTCGGACGATTTTTGGAGCACCTGCCCGGCCGTACCGCCGGGCGGGATCTTCGCCGGCGCGTCCGCGCCGGGGTTGCCGATCGGGAACATGACGACCTTGCTGCCGGACAGTTCGAGGACGGCCACGCGCTGTCCGGCGGCGAAGTTGATGCCGGTGTTGCATTTAAAATGCTTCTCGGTCGGCTCCTCCGCGCCGTCAGGCGTGAGGGTCAGGCCGTCTTCCTCGACCGTCGCAATGACGGCCAGCTGGAATGGCTGCTGCTGTTCTTCGGTCTGCTGCTCTTCGGGTTCTTCGGTGTACAGGCTGTCGACGCCTTCCATTTACGCAATCACCGTCCTTTTTGCAGAGTGTGTCATCAGGCTTCCGGCTGACAGCTGCATCTGCCAGCCGGTCTCGAGGTAAATGCCGCCGATGTCGTCGTGCGTGAGCGCGAGGACGTCACCGATGCCGTGGCCGGGGTCATTGAGCGTGTAAAACGTGATGGCCCGGGCGGAAAGGAGCGACTCGTTGCGCATGCGGTCGGCGTAGGCCTGCAGCTCCTCCTGCGAGGCGATGTTGTCGACCTTGATGAGCGAGGCGATGCGCATGTTCCGCCGGAAGGTGGACTTGCGCGACTGCGGATTGTCGTTGACGGCCGTGGCGACCATGGGCTGCTTCAGATCCGGGTTGGAGCAGACGCAGATGAAGACGTTCGGCGCGTTGAAGATGTCTTCTTCATCTGAGAAGTTCGGCCCCGGATGCCGGTTCGGAAGGAAGAGGTCCGTCGTGCCGTAGGACCAGTCGATGTTCTGCGCGCTCGGCTCCTGATAGGGCTCGAGACGGGCGACGCCGGAGGCGTCGAACCAGAGGCTGTTGTAGTTGATCTCGGCCAGCAGGTCGTTGACGATGGTCAGGTAGCTCGTGCCGACATCCCAGTCCTCGCGGTCGGTCTGCAGCGTCGCGTCCGACGGCGTCGCAATGACGAGCACGACGCCGCAGGCGGTGAGCAGCTTGCGGATCTCGGTGAGATAGGACGCACCGGCGGACAGGTGCAGGATGTTCTCGGTTCGGTTGCTGTAGACGCGCCAGCAGCGGTCGTATGCCTCGACCTCGACGCGCTTCTGACCGGCCGCGCCCTTGATGCTCGGGGTCGCGGCCTGATAGATACCGAGGGGCGTCTCCTGCCCGTCGATGGTCATGACAGGCTGGAGCTCGTCGGAGAGGTAGTCGACCGCGTCGTTGACGAGGAAGGTGCCCTTGATGCTGGTGTGGATCGTCGCGTCGCGGCTGGCGATGATCTGCGGCGGGCTGCCGGTGTCCCATTGGAGGTGGGTGATGGGTGCGCCGTTTCTGAGTACGTCGACGCGGAAGCGGACGTCACGGGTCAAGGGTGATCGCCTCCTCCTGGTTTGTGTGCGAGATGGTGAAGGAATAGCGGCGCATGAACTCGTCGCAGTTGCTCTCGAGCGACGGGAGCGAGCCGATGGCCATGTTTCCGTAGCGGTCCTTGAGGCAGACGAGGCGGCCGACAAGGGCCTCCAGCGCGAGTGCGGCGGCCCGCTGCGCGTGCGGCCAGGCGCAGGCGACGGACAGGGCGCGGTCGCGCTGCTCGCTGCGCTCCTCGATTGGGTAGGCAAGGCCCGCCAGATGGACGGTCGAGACACCGGCGGAGAAGCTTGTGCGGTTGGTGCGCAGTTGCGTTTCGGACAGGCGCATCTCGAGCCAGACGCCGGTCTCGAGGTCGCAGATCATGTTGGTCTCGGGCAGCACTTCGACAGTGTCGGAATTGGACACGCCGTAGTTATCGCTTTCGTCGTAGCAGCCGCGGACGCGGTAGGTGACGCTGCCGATGCTGGTGTGGTCGATGTACTGCTTTTGGACGGTGCGGGCGATGGCCACGCCGTCCCGCTCGACGAGGTAAAAATTGTAGCTCCCGGCGGTTTGCCAGGTGAGCGCGGCCTCATGGCCGGCGGTGACGGTCAGGTTGATGGCCTCGCCCTCGGTGTGCGAGATGGGCAGCGCGGCCGCAGACCACTCGGACCACATGCCGTACTTGTTCTGCACGCGGACGCGGACGGTGTAGCTGCCGTCGGCGAGGTAGACCGGCGAGCGCCATGCCTTCTCCGTGCCGTAGACCGTGCCGGAGGCATAGCCGCTCGAGAGCGTCAGCTGATAGGCCTCCTGCTCAGAGGTCTGCCAGGTGATGCGCGGGCGCGGGCCGGTGGTCTGGATGACGATGGACGGGGCCGATGGGGCGTTGATGGCGATAAACTCGGCCTTTTCGCTCCACGCCGAGGCCGTGCCGTCGGTGTTGTAGGTGCGCACGCGCCAGTATTTTGTTCCGCTTGTGAATTTGTTCGCCGGAACGTCGTAATACTGATTTTCGCCGGTGACGGTCGCGAGGGTGTTCCATGTCGTGCCGTCGGCGGACCACTGCAGGTCGGCCTTGCGCTGCGGCGTGCCGGTGGAAATGATGTGCTGCCACGAGAAGCGGTTGGCGATGGTTGCGTCGATGACGATGCCGGATGGGGAGACCGGCTTGGCCGTCGGGGTAACGTCTGTTGTCGTGATCTCTTGCCATGCGGACGTTGTTGTCGTGCCGCTGTTCGCCGTCACCTTTACTCGCCACTCGATCGTCCCGGACGGGAATGTATTTGCAGGGACTGTGCAGGCGGTCGTCGCGCCGGAGAAGCTGATCGTTTTTGAGGCGCTCGCATTTTTTACGCGCCACTCGAAGACGGCGGAGGTTTGCTTTATCTCTGCGAAGCAGACCTGTGAGTCGGCTGTGTCATCGTCACAGCGCCATGTAAACATATTTTTTTCAAATCTGTTCACAAAAGCGCCGGCTGTCGGAGCAAACCCATCCGCTGTTATCCCTACAGTGTCGTCCGAATACTCGCACACCAACGATGGCTTCCGTGTTGACTTTGCGCCGAATATAATCGCCTCGCTTGTCCCTGATTCTCCTCCTCGAAGCGCGACCACAAAGCCATTTCTTATTCCTTGCTGCAGTTCTTCTTTTTTTGATTTGTAATTTTTTAGGTCAAAAACTGCATTTAGCTGTATGATTTCATTCAGAGTCGTCCAGTTTCCGTTTGCTTGCTCCGAAACCCCTGTGAAGGTCTGGTATATCTCAGGCCTTGTCGCATATGTCATTGCATCCGCATCAAATTGACTCGCCAACGCATTTACATATGTCCAAATCCCCTTGTATGTAGCGCCGCTTTCTGCTGTTGGCTGCGCATAAAATGCAAGCGTTACTTTTGTTACCCGTTTGAACTTGTATGCGTCGCCCGGCACAGGGAAGTTGATATATACGTTATCCCCTCGCTTAATGTTTCCCGCGTCTCCTGTAAACGGCTCTACGAAGAATTTGTACTGTGTAAGATCCGAATAGTTTGTGTTCGGGTGGTTCTTCGCGACTGCTGTCGAGCCGCTTGCCTGCACTGTAAACGTCGGCATTTACTTCGCCCCCATTCTGGTTGTGATGCGTGCGTTTTTGGCGATGCGGAGGATGGTGTCGAGGTCTTCGACGTGGTCGACGTAGACGGTGGTGTTGTAGGTATCTCCGGATGTGTAGCGGGTCTCGCTGGCCGTCTGGATGCGCGAGCCGGATGGGAGATAGATCCGCTCAAGGCCGTTCTCGTTGACCCGCGTCCAGCCGCCAGACCAGTTATCCGTGCCGGCGGCGTTGCCGCCCAGATACCGCCTGCGCCATTCGTCCTCGGTGATACCGAGGGTCGACGAGTCGCCGCGGGCGACGGCCTCTTCGTAGGCCTTTGAGAGGTCGGACGCGCTCTGGCCCCACTGCTGCTCGTTGTAGCTGTCGAGTAGGTTCTGGTAGTTGTTTCCGTTGCCGCTGCTGTAGCCGAAGCCCAGCGCATGCTTCATCTGGCCCCAGCCCTCGCTGATGTGGCCGGTGCCGAAGTTGATGACGCCTTTGAGCAGCTCCGCCGCGTCGGCCATGAGCGCCATGACCTTTGCCAGCGGCTGCAGCGCCTTGGTCAGCGCCGGGACGCGGTTGTTGGAAAGATCGGACATAGGGTTCAGGATATCTCCGACGGTATCCAGCAGCATGCCGAAGGCGTCGACGATGCCGGAGTCCTTGATGGCCTTGCCGCCGTCCTTGACCATGGTGGTCACGTCGCCGTAGAATTCTTCGAGGTACGGGGCAAACTCGACGGCCAGCTGGTTTTTGACGCCCTCCTGTGTCTTCTGCAGGCGCTGGTATGCGTCGTCGACCGCTCCGAGTGCGGAAAGCGCCTCGTCGTCGAGCACGTAGCCGACGTTGTGTGCCTCGTCTGCGTAGGCCTTGAGGGTTTTCGATCCCTGGATGATCAGCGGATTCAGATCCTGCGCGGAGCGTCCGAAAATGTCCATGGACATTGCGTCCCGCTCGGTTTCGTTTTTCACCTTTCCGAGCGCGTCGATCGTCTCATAAAAAACGTCGTTCGCACTGCGCATACTGCCGTCGGCATTGGTCACGGAGACGCCCAGTGCCTCAAAGGATGTCTTTGCATTGCCCGTGCCGTTCATCGTGTCCTGCATGTTGTTGGTCAGCTTGCGGAGGCTGCCCTGCAGGGTATCGACGGAGACGTCGATCAGCTCGGTTGCGTAGGAAAACTCCTGCAGCTGCTGTGTCGATTGCCCGGTCTGCATGGAAAGCGTGATGATGTTGTCGGCAAAGGCGGCGGACTCCTTCGTCATGGAGATCATGGCTTTTTCTGCCTTGACGATCGCCGCCGCGACGGCAGCGAAGCCGCCCGCCATCGCCAGCGCGGAGGTATCGAGGTTCCCCATGGCGTTCATGGAGGACTTCATGCTGTCCGGCAGCTGGATGCCAAGCTTAGACGTCAGGCCGTTCACCACGTCGCCGAGGTTGCCCATGCCTTTCCCGGCTTCCTCGGCCGCATCCCCGATTTCGCCCATGCTCTGCGCGGATTCCCCGGTTTCCTCGTTGGCTTTTGCCATCTGCTCGGTATTGCGCTTCAGCTGGTTCTCCATTTTGTAGAGCTCGGCTTCCGCGTTTGCGAGCTCCTTCTCCCAGCGGCTGGTTTCTACCGCCCCGATCTCATAATACTCTGTTGCGTTTTTAAAGGCTGATTCCAACAAATCTACTTTGTTGGCCTGCTGGATGATTTTCTGCGTTAAAATGTCATTCTTTTTAGCCATCAAGTCCGCAGAATCCGCACTATCTTCGTATTCTGCTGCGACCTTCCGCATTTGGGCGTCCAGTACGTCTATGCTGGCGTTGAGCTGATCTATTGATTGTTTATACTTTTGCTCTTTGTCGCCCCGTAGACTTTCGCCCAGCTTGTTCGTGCGCTCAGCCAGATCTGCCAGACCATCCGAGAAGTTGTCGGCAGCACCACCTGCCGCCTCCAGCTTAGACGTGTTGTCAGCCAATGCACGCTCCATTTTTACAAGAGCGGCTTCGGCATTGTTCAGTTGCTGCTGGTACTTTTGGGTTGTCGTGTCGGATATGCCGTAGGCCTTGGCAGACTTCTGCAGCATCTCCTGCAGCTGCTCAACCTTATCACGCTGCGTCAGGATCTTCTGGTTCAGAACCTCGTTGATCTCTGTCAGGCCCTTGATGCTGTTTTCGTTCCCGGCATAGGTCGTGTTAAGCAGTTTGATCTTGCTGTCCAGCGTTCCGAGCGCGGCATTGATCTCGGAGATCCGCTGTTTATACTCGGCCTCGCCGTCCAGTTTGATTTTTGTGCTAATGGTGGCGTCAGCCATTTAAAGTCCCCCCGATACAAGATAATCGTGCAACGATAAGCCGGACGGCTTATCCAGATCAACATATCTGCCGTCTGGCATTGCCTGAGATGCAGACCGGCGCGGCGTGGCAAGGGAAAAGTATTCCCGATAGATTGCCATGCACCGCGCCGGCGTCATCGTCCTCCAAAATACAGCCTCATCGTTGTGCAGGACGTTGATCCAAATGTTTAGGTACCACGCGAATCGGATGCTGTAGGGTTCGGCTGCGTGGTCTGTTCTTTTTTTTCGCCGGATTCCTCCGACTGATTTTCGGCCGGACGCTCTGTGTCCGGCTCGTAGACCGCCTGAAAGATCATTTCAATGATTCTGTCAGCGATCTCGCCGAAGCGCTTGACCGTCATCATCTTGCCGACATCGCGGCTCGTAAAGCGTTCCGGCCAGCCCTGGTCGTAGGCGTACTCATTCATAGCGGCGGCCACTGTCTCAAGAATGTTTTTCATGGTGCGCTTCCGGGACAGCAGCGGCTCAAGCGTACCGCCGTGCAGCTCCTGTAGGTCTGCCAGGACGTTCATGTTAACGTAAAGCTGATAGGTTTTCCCGCCGTGCTCAAACGGCAGGGGTTTCGGCTGTAAGTACATGCCCGGCCCCCTTACGCAGTCTTGCCGAGAACGGCGTCGCAGTACGCTCTTGCATCCTCCTCGGAGTCGCAGGTAGCAATCTCAACAAGGTTGTCGAGAGCATCGACGAGGAATTCTCCCGACGTGACCGGCGTATTGAACGTGATGTTCTCGCCGAGAGTCTGGTAGACATGGCTGGGCGGTCCGAAGAGCGCACGGCCGATGAAAATGCAGGTGAATTTCTCCACGCCGTCGATCATGTCAGGCGCGTAGAACGAGACGCCGACATACTGGCTGGTGGATGTCTTGCCGTACCGGACTACGTTGATGGATTTCGTCTTGACGGATCTGGTCGTCTTGACGGCCTTATACAGCAGCACTTGCGCCGCCTCGGTGATATACTTGACGCCGAGCGAGATCGTGCCGCCGGTCGCCTTGCGCATATACTCGGCAAGGGAGCTTTCGGCATACAGACGGCCTTCGGCGTTGCGCAGCTCGAAGTTTGCCGTCATGGCGTCGCCGACCTTTGTGACGTCACTGTAGGTCACAGTATTGCCGGAATCGGATTTCGTGTATTTTGCGGCCTGAATGTACCGCAGATCATATGCAGGCATAGGCTCCTCCTATCTGTTCAAAATGTTAATCGCTTCTTTGCGCATGGCTTCATTTGACGCCGCACGCGCGGCCTTTATGGCCTGGTTCCAATAATGGTCAGCTTTGATCGCGCCGCCTCTTCGCTTCCAAAGATTACGCGATTTTCGGCCATAGTTGAGGACAAAGCCCTTGATATTATAGGGCTGCTGCCGCGCGTCCTTGCCGCGCAGCGTGACGACCATATACGGGACATCCTGCTTGTCGCGCTTGACGGTATTCGGGCGGACAATGTGCCGGTATGTCTCACCAGTGCGGCGGTTGTGGCCAGCGGCCACATAGGCGGATTTTACGCTGTCCAGCAGAACGTCCGCGCCGGCAGACAGAATCGTCTTCAGGTTCGTATCGGTAAAAAGCCGATCAGCTTTCAATTCCTTGATGATATCCTGCGCCTTTACCTCGGCTTCAAATTCCGCCATGTCAGATCACCTCAAACGGGATATCCGTGTAATACGTCATGGTCTGCTCATCGAAGCTCTGCTCATCCTGCCCGACCGCGACGCGGCCGGCAATGAGCGCGGCGATGATCTGCGCCGGCAGCGGATCGTTTTCCGTCTGCGTGGCCACTGTGACAACGCCCAGATTGACCGTGCAGATCGGCGCGCCCTCCGCCCGTTCCGACCGCGTCCCGGTCGGCGTCCAGACGACATAGCGCTCCTCGCTCGGGCTCGCCTGCACCTTGTAAACGCTGACGTCCTCCGGAACGACGGTGTCCAAAATGGACTCAATCTTCGAGTAGCTCATATTTGCCCTCCGGCTCGGTCAGGCTCAGCGTCGTACATGGCAGACCATTGTCGTCGTGCCCGTACTGCGCCTGATCGATCTTGTAGATGTGGCGGCCTTCGTAGCCCGTCAGGCTGACATACTGATCGGACGTGATCGGCGGCTCATCCATGCCGCGCGGGACGCAGACGAGCTTGACGATCTTGCTGTTGGCCTGTTTGCCCGCGTAGTAGCGCGAGGCATAGACCTCCTGCTCGGCGTAATAGTACGACGTACCGGGGCCGAGCTTGGCCAGCAGCGGCGAGGAGCCGGGGCGAAGATCATGGACATCGAGAATCTGATCGTAGATCATGGTGATACCTCCCGCATCTTCTGCTGCAGCAGCTTATCGTGCAAATACGATCTGAGGCCGGACGGCAGCGGATTGTCCGCGGTTGTGGCGCGGCTGCGATACATCCATGCGGCGACGCGGGCGACGAGGCCGTTATCCTCATCGCTCGCGGAATCAAGCGTAATACCCTTGGTTTCGATATACCGGGCAGCCTGCGCAAGCAGGTTGCCCAGATATGCGGCCTGATCGTCGCTGATCCGCATCAGACCGAGATCCACGCAAAGCAGGTCGATTTGCCTCGACGTGTTCACACAAGGCTCAGACAATCAGGCCGCCTCCTTTCTTACGCGCCGGCCGTGCAGGTCGCAGAGCCGAGCTTGACAGCCTTGCCAGCACTGTCGATCTCCACGACCGTGATGACATTCCCGGTCGCGGCTGCGACCGCAGCCCCGGAGGTCATCGCCGTCCAGCTGGCGTCCAGCTTCTCACCGGATTCGACCGACAGCGGAGCACCGGCGAGCTTATAACGGAGCTTGTTTGCGCTGGCGTTGCCCGCGACCGTGACGGTCGTCTTGCCGGATGCGCCGGCCGCCGTCGTGACGATCAGGGTGCCGAGGCCCTCGTTGATGTAGTCGACGCCGAATGTGGTGGTTGTCTTCGGCGCGGTGTTTTTGTAGTTGAACAGAACAAACGCTTCGCCGATCGCCGGTTTGCCATCGTAGCGGGCAAGGCCCTTGAAGCAGGTCATGTTCTGCCGCCACTTGACATTTACGTTGGAATCGATGACCACGCCCTCGCGCTGAGACAGGCTGTACAGCGAGCCGAAGCCGCCGCAGACGTCATAGTCCTGCATAAACTCAAGCTCGACAAACTCGCCGCCAATGACCGGCATTGTACCGCTCACACCGGCGACCAGAGCCGCAGCGGCATTAAAATTCAGACTGCGAGACACGATATCGAGGTGCGTCTTGCGGTTGCAGAACCACACCGCCCGGCCGTCCGAGTAATTCGGGGACGGGACGCCGGTCGCTTCGCAGAGCTTCTGGAAAAACTCCGCGCCGTACTTCGCGCCGAGATCCAGCTTGAGGACGTGGCTCTCGTGCAGATCGGTAAACGTGCCCTGATTTGCGCCCCACCATTCCGGCTTGGACGTCGCGGCCAGGCGGGTGATGATACCGACAGGCATTTTCGTTCCGGTGCCGTAAATGCAGGCTTTATCCAAGCCCTTTGCAATGGCGGCAGCCAGATACTGCACAACGGTCGTCAGCAGCGACAGGTCAGTATCGTCAGACAGCACATAGTTCGGAAGAGCAAGATAGCCGCCGATCATAAAACCGTCCATGGTCAGCTGGTAGAAGTTGATATCCAGCTCGTTCATAACCGCATCCATCTCTGTCCAGATGGCTTCCGGCGCGACACCGGCGATGTTCTGGCGGCTGGTACCGCCGACGGGCTGCAGGGAAATGTGCGGCAGAACGCGAGAATACTGATAGGTCAGATCGCGCAGCATCGGCAGCAGGTTGTCGGGGATACCGAGCTCTGCGCCGCTGGCGCTGCGCTGCGACGTGCGAAGGGCGCGGATGTTGGACAGGAAATCGCGGGTTTCGGGGGCCTGCAGCAGAGCGTCACGCTCCTGGTAGGTCAGGCCGAGCCAACGGCGCTCGGGGTTGGTCATGGGCATGGTGTTATTACTCCTTTCTTCCGCCGGTGCTGCCGGCTGGCCTGCCGCCGGAGGCGGCGTCTGGGCAGCCTCAAGGCTGCGGATTTCTTCGGTCGTTGCGTCAATGCGGGTCTGCAGCTCTGCGATGGCCACGACGTTTGCGTTGCGCTGATTCTCAAATTCGTCGATTGCGGCGTCGACAGCGGCGCGGTCCTCTTCGGTCTGCGCGGCGGCGATATCCGCCTCAAGCTCATGCTCGCGGGCCGCGAAGCTGTCGCGCTCACTGACCAGCGTTTCCATCTGCGCCTGCATGCTGCGCAGATCCTGCTGGCGTCTCAGGATTTTAAGTGCCATTGTTACCTCCAAGTTTCTTTCTTGCCGACGCGCGCCATGCTTCGCAGCGACGCCGGTTGATTTCCTCCAGATCATGCTTGCGGGCCGACACACTCGTTTCGGTGTACGCCGGGAATGTGCAGACGCTTACCTCGTACAGCGGGTCTACCTCCTCAATCTCCCAACGATACTTGCCGCCGCCAAGATCAACAAAGGTCTCGCGCTTAATTTCAAAGCCAAAGCTGCACTGATCGACGTCGCCGCGCTGGACCCGCGCGTACAGATCCATCGCCGCGCTGTCCTGCCGGTTGACCTTGACAGATCCCCACAGGCCGCGGGTATCCTGCCGCAGCGTCAGTGTGCCGGACTTCGTGCGGCCGAGCACAAGCGTGGTGTTGTGGTTGATAAGGGCGCGGACATCGCCGGAAATGCTGGCGTCAAAAGCGCCGGGCTTGACGATCTCGCTTGCGCCCTCCCAGAGTGGATACTCCGAGTTAAAGACGGCAAAGTAGCCCTCAATATAGAGATCGTCAGCCGATTCGCGGGTTGTAAACTGCTGCGAGCAGCTGCGGATCTGGCGTGCAGTGCGCTCATTCGCCATTGCCTTCGCCTCCTTGCTTCAATTTTTTCTGCTGGCCAATCATGTTAGCCGGGATATAGTTCTCAAGAATAACAAGCTCATCCAAACCATCAACGGGAGACAGGTCCAACCAGTCGCGGCATTCGTTGCCGCGCATGAGCCCGCGAACATATAGAGAGCTGGAGACGTCGGCCAGATCCTTGAGCGTGTAGCTGTACAGTCGGCGGACAGACATTTTAAAATACCAGTCCGGGGACAGCAGAAGCTTGCGTGTCAGCTCCGAGCAGATAATGTTCGCGATGGATGTTGCCGTCGTCCGGATCATGTGGTTGTGATCGGCGTCGGAGTAGCTGCCGACACCCAGCATATACGGCGTCACGCCGACAATTGCCGCGACCTCACGTTTGTCCAGCTCAACGCCATCCTTGAGGGCGAGATCTGCAAGACTCAGCGGCTTGACCTGCTGAATGTCCATCAGATCCGCCGGGATGATCCACGGCGCACCGGCCTCGGAGTTCTGCAGATACTCGGTCATCAGCCGCTTACGGCCGGCCTCACTTGAAAACTCCTCGGACAGGCCGTCGACCTTGACAATGACAGACGGCTTCCACTTGTCGGACATAAAGCCCTTTTTTGTGGCGGACGCCTGCCGGAGATTGCCGGTCACGTCCCGCAGGCTCGCCCGAAGGCCAAGCCCAAGCCACGGCTGATCCGGATCCGGCCTGTATTTAAAGTGCAGCACCGTTGCAGGGTCATACATCTTGCCGCGCCATGTCACGTAGTAGGTCGCACCGCCGTCCGTGCTGGACGCCGTCGCGCCCGGCATCGGCGTCAGATCGACAAGCAGGCCATCCCGCGTCTGCGGCAAGACAAAGGCGCTGCCGCATGGCGAAAGCAGCATTGTCTGCACGATCCACTCGACCCAGTCTTTCCGACCGCCATACCGCCATGGATGGATATCGACAAACCGGCTGAGTTCGTTCCGGACGCGAACGTCACCGTTTTCCGCATTTCGGAACAGCTGGATTGTCGCGTTGCTGACGATGTCCGCCAGCCCTCCGACCGCCGCCAGGACATCCGGGCTGTCGATCAGCCGATGATATCCCGTCACAGCCAGCGTGTCAGAATTGGACACCAGCCACTGCAGACAGGACTGGTCGCTTGCAGCGCTGCGGCGCTGCGGTTTCACTTTCAATCGGCATCAGCCTCCGTTTCATCCCTGGCGCTGTCATACCATCCAGCACCCTTGTTGCTCTCGCTCAAATCATTCAGGTAAGCGCAGGCTGCGAAGACCGCGCAATCAAACACGTCAATGCGCAGATTCGGCTCGATCTTCTGGTACTGCACCATGTCGTCGGCCTTCTCGACGCCGGCTACGTTCTGCACGCAGTATTCCATCGGTTCCGCGTGCATGTAATAGAGCGTTCCCTGCTTCGCAGATTTCTCAAGATATCGGAACCCCTCGGATTTCAGGATAAAGGTCTGCATCTGCGCCTTGACCGGGAAATGCTCCTTTTTCATCTCGACAAAGTACTCACGGCAGAACTTCGGGTCGTGCCCGATCCGGCGCATCTTGAAGCCCTCGCCGCGGCGTTTTTTGAACCATCGGACGATGTCGCTGTAGTTCGTGACCTTGTCGTTGGTCATGTCAAGCCATCCGTCATCTTTCCAGCCGAACAGCGGGATCTGATCCTTGTTTGCCTTGATCTCCGCCGCCGGCCGCGGGAACCAGCAGTGCGGGATGATAATATCGACACCCTTGTAATGGCCAAACAGGCAGCAGGCCGTCAAGTCGTGCATCTTGGAGAGATCCGCGCCGCCGTACCATTTGATCGGCAGGCGTGCGAGCTGCGCCAGCGTCCAGTTGTACTTCGCGTCGGACTTGCGCCACTCGGTAATATCGAACCAGGCACGCAGCGCAGCCGTAAAGATGTTAAGTGAGGTGTTTAAAAATTCAGGGCGCAGCTGCGGGTCGGCCTCGGCCTGTGCAGCGTCGTTGATCATATCCTGCGGCCGGATGCTGTAGCCCCAACCGGGACTTGCGGCCTCCAGTGCCTTCGGATCCAGAAGGTCGACGTCGCCGTTCTCATTGGTCGGGGCCTGCGCGATAAAGATGAAGATCTCGTCGGCATACGGATCCTTGATAGTGCCGTTGAGGATCTTCTTGCAGAACTCCACGCGCTGCGCCAGAAAGCCTAGCGCGTTCGCGCCGCCGGAAGATATGATGATGACAAGCTTGTTGGTGTATGCCTTTGTCGCATCACGCAGCTTCTGGAACTGCTTCGGCGACTTATACACATGCGCCTCATCGCAGATGACGATGTTGGCATTGAAGGAGTCCTGCTTCTCGGGATTCGCCGCCAGGGCATTGACGGAGATGAATCCGTCACCGATATCGCCGACAATGGAGTGCTCCATGTTGTTGTCCGTGATACGCAGGCCGCGCTCTGCATCTTCCTTGACCGTCACACCGAGGCGATAGACGTTATATTTCAGGAAGTCGAATCCTTCGAGCGCCTGCTTGAGCGCACCGCCGACCTCATAGACCTTGGATCCGGACCGGCGTTCATACAGGGCCAACGCCCAAGCCAGCGAGGCGGCGAACGTGGTCTTGACGTTTTTTCGCGGGATAAAATCAAGCGCTTCTTTGAACCGCCGTTTGTTTGTCCCCTTGAGGTAAAACCCCATGATGTTGAAGCAGATGAACTTGTGGTAGGGCAGCAGGTAGAACGGCGTGCCGCGCAAAGGGCTCGCGTCCAAGAACTCACCCTGCTGGTGGCAGAGCGTCGTCTCGATGATGGCGATGATCTCGCAGGCCGGCTCCGGCCGGAAATCCCATCGGCAGGATGCCAGATCGTTGAGATAACGCCGGCATGCCAGGACGATCCATTCGCACGCGACGATCTCCCCGCTGAGCACTTTGTCGACGTAGGCGTCGACGTCGCGCTGGTATTCTGCTGCGTGCTCGACAGCGTAGTTGTGCGCATCGTCAAGCAGCTGCTCGATCTTCGACCGGTCCGTGCTCACGGTCTGCTTGCTGCGGGCCTTATTCAGGCCGGTCGGCGTCAGTCCCAGCTGGTTGCGCAGGCCCGTGACCGTCGCACGAAGATTCTCAACGACCGTCCAGTTCGGGTCCTTCGCTGTGTACTCGCCGCCAGTCTTGTTGGTCAGAGTTGCGACCATCAGGCCGCCCGCCTTTTTCCAAGCCTTCTCCGCGCGACTGAGCTCGCGCTCTGTCTTGGCCAGCTGCTTGATCGTCGGCTCAAAAATCTGGTTGTAAGTGCCGACGGCCTGCATGTCGGCGCGAATCATGTCCTCTCTGGCCACTGTTGATCACCTCGGATTCCGTCATCCGGTTTCCCCAAGCGCGGCCGAAAAGCCGCGCCCAGGCTGGTAGAGGATTCACCATGCGTTCCAGGCGGAGGTGGAGAGAATAACCCCGCGCCTGGGGAAACCGGATGACCCGGGACACGCACGCCCGCGTCGTTTGCGCGCGCATCCTGCTCGCGTATTTTCTTGTCGCTTACCCCCTCCCGTTATTTTCCGTCCGTCGGAAAGAGT